TCATTACGCTTGGTATGAGGGTTTATCTTGCTGGCAATTCTTTGACAATTCATCGCCAAAAAATATGAAGTACATGAATGATAGTATTGTTAGTTTTAGAAAGTGCCATTATTCGCTTGATGATATTGATGGGCGCTTAACCTATCTATCACGCCCACACAACGAAACCCGCGAATACTGGACGACTAACGGCGTAACACAATACGCACAGGGGAATAACATGAACACAGATAAATTAATCCCAATTAGCTACGTTAAGAAGTTCACGCCGCTGGCTGTGGGTGATGTTGTTTATGGTCACAATTATGGCGACACTTCTTCTGAGTACACGCTCGATGTTGATGGCGTTAAGAGCACGAACGAATCAATTGAGTATGACAATTACTTCGTCGTATCATTCGCAGACCGCCCAAACACAGGTAAGCAGCCAGTGGGTGATGATGTGGCTGTTGATGTTTATTATAAAAATGAATGGCACACAGATAGCGCACAAAGCTATATTTGGTCTTACGATGGTAACCCTGCCGATATTACAAAGTGGAAACCTAACCACTCCGCAATGCTAAAACAATACCAAGCAGAGCAAGCGTTAAATAACAGCAAAGTGCAAAATATGCACACTGTTAACGAAACCCCAACATTCACGCAAGCTCAAGCTGATGCTGATGAGCTGCCGACTATTGGTAGTGAATACCAAACCTCAACTGGCAAGTTTAAAGCTATGTGTTACGGCTATAATCAAAACCATAAACAGGTGTGCGTTGGAAAGGATAGCGAAGGGTATTTACAATACCACCTAAGAGATATGATCAAACCAATCCAGACAGACGAAGAGAAACTTCGGTCTGCTATTTACGCACAAGCAGCCACGCCGCAAATTGGTGACGCTGAGTTAATTCCGTTAATTGACGCATTACTAGCTAGCAATAAATTCACAATCACATTAAACAAGTAAGGGGTACACCATGAATAAATTATTCAACGTAGTTAAAAACGGTAAAGTTGTATTGCAAAATAAAACATATAATGATTGCGATCATTACGTGACGTTTAACGCCAATCGTGATGGCTGCGTGATTATTGAAGCGGAGGGTGAATGATGGGATCGATTAAAAGATTAATTAACGCCTTGTTAATGCAGGTTGTATTTCTCCCTATTTTGGCTGTAGGGTATGTTCTTGTTATGACTTGTTATGTATTTAGAGAGGTAAAGCTTATTCCTTTTATTCACTTTACATTCGTAACGGTAGTAAGGTTCGCTTGGAGGGATGCTTTAATATATATTAAGACTGGCAATTATGGAGGAAACTTAAGTAAATTACAGGGGGTATTTGAAAGTTTTAATGATAATCCTTAGTAAAAATAACTAAACAAAAGCGCCGTCCCTGGCGCTAATATCAAGCTCAATACTCATTAAGCCAAGCAAAACCCAAACCGCCAACGGTTGAGCCAGCAATGGTAACATCAACCGTATTACCAACCGCACCCATATAGCTAGCGAGCCTAGCTATATCTATTGCTACAGTAGCGCTAGCAGCAACAACGATGATGTTATTATCGACATCCGCTAGGGTAATGGTTCCAACGCCTGGGCAATCAGAAGTGGTTACGCCTTGGCCCAGCAACGTAATTGTTAGCGGGACAGCTTCGTTATTCTCAATCCAAAGAATCTGTCTGAAATTTGTTGTTACGAAGGTATGCGGCCCAACATTCAAATCTAGAATGTTAGCCGTGATATCCGTGGTTACCGCAGCGAGCGGCTTATTGACTACAAAAAGCGTCATAATTTATATCCTGTAATTGATTAATCGATCTATTGTACCACTTAACGTTAGTTAACCCGATGAACTCCGCTTGATACTAATATGTTTACGGTCGAATCTTCATTGGTTACGAAAAACTCAACAAATGTCGAAGTTGAAAAAATCTCTTGCCACGGGATTGTAATCGATGCGGGATTGCCTGCTGAAGTGTTTCCCGTTCTTTTTGAATTTGGCACAATTACGCCATCTATTGCCACCTCTATGGATACATTAACAGCACCACCAGACACCGGCTCAACTGTAAACGATCCAGTTATCGGGAGTTTTGCGTTTTTACCACCATTATAAGTAAGTCGCCCCGCAGTGGTTCCGGCAAATTGGGACACGCTTTCCACCACCCATGTACCCGCAACCAACACGCCTGTACCAGCTGTGCCGATGATCGTGGCTAATGCGTTGCTCTGCATTGACAACAAGCCATCTGGTCGAGTATCTGCTATTGAATCATTGTGGAAAAATTCCCATAATGAATCTGTAACAGCTATACCGCTTAATACAGTCTCGGCTCCTAAGTTGCGACCCCTGAGAGATCGACCTAGTCCGCCAGCTCTTATGTTTGCCGATGCCGTCGCGCCAGACAAGAACGTAGTACCGCCAGAGCCGATCATTAGATAGTTGTTAATATCAACACTCAAGAACGTTGCAACGCCAAGATCTATAAACGCACCGCCTTGTTGTAAAATGGTACTATCGTTAAGGGTAAACGCATTGCCTTGCGTTCCTGTAAATGTTAGGCCGCTAGTCGTTACAGTATTGAAAGCGCATCGGAACATGCCAAGAATATTTAAATTCTCTATCGTTCCTATTTTATCAACATCCATATCAACCTGTTCGATTATGACATTAGATGTACCCTCGCTTCCCGCTGTGTTTTTTGCGTCGATGAATGTCCCGCTAGTGGCCATAGCCGTGAATGACTTCAAACGACAGCTAACATCGGAAGCGGTAAACATATTGCCGGTGCCGGTGTACGTCACTGTCACAACGTTTTCATCAATACCACGGAAAACCGTGTCTACACCCATTATAAGTCTATTGGCACCAAGGCTAAAATCGTCACCAACAACATACTCGGTCTGCGCAGCTAGTGTAATCTCGCCCGTAACTGGTGCAGGCAGGTCTGATAAAGAGTTAACAACTTTTTCAAGCGTTGGCGTTGGCGTTGGAGTTGCAGGGGTCGCCCCGCCTCCACTTCCTACTATAATCCATCCCATTAGATCACCCTTACAATTATTAGACCGTCAGTAATTAGGCTCTCAGCCCACTCTCCTGTTGATGGTGTTACATTGGTGGCCTGCTCTTTTGTTGGCAGTAGAGTAAACCCATCAGTTGCCAATGGTATTGTTGCTTTGGTGGTTAGCCGAACATCGCTTGATCCTATGTTTTGGACAGCTATTGCAGCGCCGACGGTAACGGCTGGGAATCCTGCTTGTGCATTTAGCGCTGCGTAAATGTCAGTTTTCACCCCGCCCGTGAGAGGTATTGTCGGTCTGGTATCAGCCATAATAAATCCTATTTTTAATTAATGCCCTATTGTAACATTTTTGACATGCAATAAAAAAGCCCACTTCTTTAAGGTGGGCTTTTGGTTTAACGTGGTAGTGAATCCCCGTCGGTTTTACTTTTTGTTGGTTTTCTCGGTTGTTTTAGTTTCCACTTTAGGAGCGTCAACAACAGCCATACAAATTTGACGCTTGATTAATTTTTTACCCTGGAAGTCCGAAACCTCCGTGGGCTTATCAACTTCCAGCTCGACCGTCTTGCCTTTAATTAAGACGTAGACAGAAGGGCGATTAGTTACTAATAACATAATAGCCCCTTAGGTTAGCTTGCGAACAATGCGCATTTGTTGCCAGAGAAATCGGTCTTAGCTAACCAGCCTACCGCGTTCCACTTAACGAAGTTGAAATCGTCATTGTGTGCGTTGCGCTGAACCGCGTAAGTGCTAATGCCCATACCAACAACCGGATGGAATCCCATCTGATTATCCCAGAACATGAACATTTCGTTACCGCTAAGCTCAGGATCTTCGTAGACTTCGATGATGCCGCGAAGCTTCATGACGAATTCTAGGATTTGGCCAAATGTGGAATCTGTCAATGCAACAGAGCGCTCCCAGTTCGACATAATTTCCTGAGATACAGCAACCCGAAGATCGTTAGAGCATTTGTTGGTGATGCGCAAGATGTCACGGATGCGTTTAACTTCGTTTTGGATGTCTTGGGCAGCCGAAGCGTCAGCAGACAAATCAAGACCGATGGTTGCTGTGGCAATCGATGGATCCGCTTTAATGCCTAACCAGCTGCGCCCTTTAACTTTGATGCCTGCGTTGCCGTCCCATAGGTAGCTGTTGTTTTGCTCCATAAGGGTTAGTTCACATTCGCGAGAGTCATCAACTAAAGCGTCGAAACCTTCCGAGCGCATTGATTCAACCTCGCGCCACGTGCGACCGAAACCAGTGTCATGAATTGGAATAACCGTACCAGCGATCTTGTAATCAACGTGATCCATCTTGATGCCGACTTGACCGGACATTGAAGTTTGACTGATGCCAGCCTTTGACGCCTTGCGGTGTTCAAATACTTCTTTGCCGATATTTACCGGGCGACCAACTTGCAATAGCTTGGTTAAAGTTGAGAATTCACCTTGGCTACGCGCTTCGATCTTAGTTGTTGCATCGAACTCGCGGAATGCTTCAGCTGGTGTTTGGGCTACGTTGGTCTTTAACTTCTCGTCGAAAACGGTTGCGCCCGTCATTTCCAGCATTGTTTTCATTGCTGGCAATCCGGCAACACGAAGTTGATTCGCTTCAAACCATTGATTTGCTATAACCCGTTTTTCTTGCGCCGTTTCGCAATGAGCTTTGCGCATAATTAAACATGACTTCATAGATTATCTCCTATAATGCGCTAACTAGGACTAAAGTCCCGGCTACGGTCACGTTGATGATTTCTTGAGCGCGCACCATCGAGAAGTCGGTTGCTACTGTTGAAATCTTGAAAGTGCCGTCGCCGTTAGAAGCTAATGCAGTTCCTTTGGTCGTGATGTTCTGCGTTGCCGCCACACGAACAAGAGCAAACTCGCCAGAGCGAAGCGCAATTGCTTGGCCTGTATCGCCTACCGTTGCCACTGTGTCAATGTCGCCACCTAGATGCGCGCCAATTTCGCGAGCAAGTAAAAGCTCTTGTGCTTTGATAGTAGATGCTGCCGAGGCGGTTGCTAAGCCTGTTGCGGTTTGAACTAAAAGCTCACCGGCTGAATATGCGTCTAAAACAGCACCTTCAACGATTAGCGGCTTTTGGTTTGCACCATCGGCTGGGCCTACCCAAATTTTATTACGTTTTGCCATGGTTCAATTACTCCGGTAATTCGTTGTCAAGACCGTTGTCATCGGCATTGGATTGGTGATGCGGGCGGCCACCTGAGTTAAACGCTGGCTTGCCGTTTTTGGCCAAAACAGAATTGAGAGCGTTAACACTCATTGCTTTAGCTGCTTCTTCGTCAATACCAATGTCGAGTTTAACGACTTGACCAGCAAGTTCGGATTGCTCTTTGTCAGCATTGGCGGTTAGTTGTTCTTGAAGTGGTTTGAGCCCGGCATTAATTGCTGCGGTCACATCTTCAAGAGTTAAGCCTTTCGGCTGGTCATCGGCGTTAACATTAGGAGCTGGATCAGCTTTTGCGTTAATTGCCTCGGTTAATTTCGCTTCTAGGTCAGCATCAGAAATGTCGGCGTTAACCGAAATATTCTTACCAGCCAGCAAAGCAATTACTTGTTTGCGATCCAACATTGTGGAATCTCCGTTGTTGTTAGTAACTGTTTTATATTCTACCACACGTTCTACTTCGGTGCGATCGCCTACAAATACGACGTCATCATCAACCAGTGCGTATGATTGTCTGAATAGTTTATCATTTCCGTCGTGGTATATGAAATTGTCGTCAAATACTTCGACAGGCCATAGGTGGCGCTGATCGTCTAATCGGCCTTCGTTTAGCTTTTTGAATATCTTGTCTTGTATTTGATCGTGACTCAGTTCGTGTTCGCCATTGGTAAAAATTGACTTAATGACGTTCCAGGCTTTCGATAGCACACCTTTACTGTTGGTCTCGAATCGTGTTAGGTACGCTTTAGCGTGATCGCTATTGGTCGCCTGTTGTAATGGCTGCTTGACCGCGTGAGGCTTGCCATCGATGATGTCTGCGAATGCGTTAGTGTAAGCGCTAAATTCATCAACACGCTTACGGTCAAAGTTAAGGAAGAAGCGACGGAAGTTTGAACTCGGCTTGTCTTTACTATTGGTGAACGCCTTGATTCGCTCGATTGCTTCGGATTCATTCCACACATGATCATTTGGCGCTAATGGTAAATTACTAGCAATCATCGACTCGTTGATGGTTACTTCATCAATGCTGAATTCGTCGCCAGCCGAGTTAGCAAACATACCGACACCTTGCAGTGTAGTAGCCGCCCCGCGCTCGCGTAACAATATGGCATCGTGATCGAGTTCCATATTGCGGGCGATGAAATCAAACTCCTCACCATCGGCACCGATGCCCGACTTTTCTTCTAGCTGTAATAATAGCCCCGTTGATGTGTCGGTATCCTCGTTAGCATCAATGCGTCGGATGATCTCTTTGCCATCGTCACTACGGTTGGCTATTTCGGGATTGATGGCAATGTCGCGAACCAGTCGATCGCCATTCATTCGGTAGTTATTACTAATGCCGCCGATGAAATTTTGCTGAGTTGCCATTGGGTGACCGGCCGGAATGAAATTACCTTTTTCATCTTGCGGGTGACCAGATGGCGCATGTATATCGCCATTGGTTCGGGCAGCCAGAGCCTCAACCTCATCGCGCGGGTATAAAATGCGATTCATCACAGTGTCAGCGATGATCGAGCCAGCGCCCTCTACAACGATGTGATTGGCACCATAGATTGATTTATTGGTGATAACCGCATTTCTAGTTAGGCTGGAATTTAGGTGTAGTGCCTTGCGCTTCATAAAGAAAAGCCCCTATTGATTAATAGAGGCTATTGTACCATTAAATTTGGATAGGGTTAATTAATGTCTTTTTTCATACCATTGATAGCCGCAACCGTGGCACTTATAGCCAATACAAGTAAGACCCGCGTACCGCTCGACAGGAAAGTGATTTTTGTCGTTCTTCTTGTGGATGAAGATGCCTTTTAGCCAATTGATCATTTGTTTTCAGCCTTAATTATATTTGTGGCGATACAATTATTAATGAATGTTCTATTTTTATAGCCAGCTGGCAATAACGTTATCGCGAAATTTATTAACCAGACTGCCACCTTGATGCTTATCTGCTTGTGCATTGTCATTACTTATTCGCCGCCTGCCAAGCCCTAAGCTCAACAATACTAATCTTGCTCAACTTCCACTCGTCGCCGGTTAGAGTGGGCATTTTTAGGCACATCCAAGCATAAGTGCCATCAATATCAGTGCATCGCCAATGATTTACATTGCCACAAAAGTCCAGATAATCCATATCCTCGTCAAACAAATCAGCATCCGGCAAATCTTTTAGCCAGTGACGAGGATCGTGTTTTGCTACTATACGCCAGCTCTCACTAGCTTCGCCATGCTCTACGCCCTCGTCAAACTTACCGTCATGCTCATACAGTATGGCATATCCTCCCTCCATCTCACAAATAGAATTCATTTTAGTGCGAGCGAAAAACGACACCACCTTACCATTATTTAAAACAAACTTATCCCCAACTACCGCCGTGCTTAAATCAATCATTTTTGTTTCCTTATTGTTGTATTTAACTTGACCACCTTCAATGGCAGCCTCACCTGACCGCAGCATACCCGCAAACGCGGCGGCTACTTTATCACCTATATCTCTATCGTTAATCGTAACGTTATCCTGCCCTAGCTTTGGCCGCCCATCAAGCCCCAACTCGTAGCGTTTGTTTTGCCATTGTTGGCGGGTGTATTCACGTATCCAATCATCTAAAATAACTTGAACGCCACTATTGCACCATGACACTCCCGTTTTATTTAAATCAGTGAACACATGTGTATATTCATCATTCCACTTAGCAACCTTGCAAGCCAGCCACTCTAAATCGTTTTGCGGCTGAAACTCGAACTGTTCAACAAACTGACTGCACGGCATGGTAAACACGCACATACCTCTATTGTATTGAACGTGCCCATCGGTAGCGCTTCTAATAACCACTGGGTCTGCGGCGTTTATTCCATTCCAAACTTGCCCCGCCATCGATTTAACGTTTTTCATTTTAAGTCCTTATTTTGGTGAGTTTATATTGGCTAGAATTAAGAAGCCCCAACCCCAAGATCCATCGGTTAACGCGGCAAGACCTAGTACGCATACCACGGTCGCCAACAATGTAATAATATTTTCAATTTGCCAGCTTTTCATTTTAAGTCCTTTATTAGTTCTGATTTATTAGTCTCTATCATTGCCCGGTTAGCCAATTCAAGCTTCTGCTCGGCATCTTCCGCTCTGGCTTTCATGGCGTCGTATTCACTAGCTAACACATACACGCCAGAATAATCGCCAGTTACGCCGCATGAGTAAACCTGATTTACCGGGCGGCGTTTGAATTCTATTCTGTTCATTTTAGGTCGTCCGATGTTAGTTTGAAGTGCTTGCCTATGCCGATTGCGTGAAACTTCGATATCTCACCGTTAATATTAAGGTCGCCACGGCCTTCGTCTGCGATATAAGGCTGCTGCGCCTCATGCGTGCTATCCGATTCTAGATATTCGATAATATCAAACTCTTTGCGCGGGATTGGCTGCTCATAACCAGATAAGCCAATGCGCGGGCGCTTAATTAACAATCGACCAAGTGGGACGTGATAATTCTGGTAATACTTTTCGCTTATGAATGTCACGTGTTCATCTTCAGCGGTGTAATGCGTTGCCCACTCAGGCGCGTCATCAATCTCTTGCTGTGTTAGGGGTCTCATTATTTCCTCACTAACAATTCATGAAGTTGTACTTCATCATTGATTGTCATGCCGCCCTCTACATAGGGCTCATCATTATCAATATAATATTGCTTATCGTCAGGGTGAGGCCTTAATACCAAATCGATAGCACAAGGAAATCCGCCACAAGTACCATCAAAAATGTTCATAATTGAAAAGGCCACGCCTTCGCATTTTTCCTTATCTGAAATGTCCAGTCGGGCCCAGTAATGGGTTATTACTTCAACTTGCCCAGTAAACGCCTCTAACATTTCCTGTTTTGTTCTTGCTGTCATATCCATTCCTTAATCATCATCAATAAACACAACATACACTAAGATTAAGCGTGAGGCAAGGGTTATGTTTATAGAAACATGAGATCCATAGCACTACTGCCCGAGCTCAACACAAGCATTTCATCAATAGCATCCATTAAGGTATCGTATTGATCGTCGTAGCCCTTCTCTTGGTCCATCAATACGCCAACGGTTAATAAGTCACACTCACTAATAAACGGCACCACCCAATCAGTGTCGGCGCAGTAAGCGCCATCAAACCAGGTTGAATTGGTAATTTTGTCGCCGTCGTCGTTGTGAATGCGTGGGATGAACACCTTACCCATTTTAATCTGAGGCTGGCAGTTACTATGGCGAACGAATTTGTTTTGATTAGCGCCGCGCTGGATAGGGTTGATTGGCATATTTTTGCGTTTGACTAGGGTTGTTATTAGACCTTGGCCTGCCTGCTTATCTTCAATAGACATGCTTCTAACGCCAATGCGCTGGGTAATCGGTATCATGGCGCCCCATTTATCCCACAACCTTTCTGCCTCATCGAGTAAATCAAGCGGATCCCATTTACCGCGGCTAATGTCTACTATATAAAGGTTGCCATCGTCACCAATACCGGCCAGTAAGAACACGGTAAAATCTAGGCGATCACCCACTTTACCTGAGTTAGTATCAACAAATATTGCTAACGATTCCATGAATGGTAATTGGTCATAGCGACCGAACCAGGATGTATCGATTAAGCCGCCTGACATTTTAGCCGGTGATTGCTGGTATTGACTGAGGAACGTGTATTCGTCGCGCTCCCATAGGTCAATGAGTTGATCAATGTGCTCCATTTCTGGCCAGTATGACCAATACTTGACGCCATTAATTACCCGGCAATCTGAGTCCTTTATGGCGTCCCAGCACATTGCGCGGATGTCGGGATCAAGCTCTAATAGGAAATCTTCGGTGATTAATGCGGGTATCTTGATTAGCTTGAAATTAACACCCATGCCACCTGACAGGCAAAAGCCTATTGTGTCGTCGACGTGTAAGCGCTGCTGAATAAGAAAGAATGGCGTAGGGTGATCCTTGGATTTATCGCCACGCCGTGATCTTACCGTGTTCGTAAGTTTTCGATGCGCCGCTTCACGTTTGATAGGGCTAAACATATCGTCTGGCTTGTCGCTGTCATCAAGATTGACAGAGCCGCTAAAGCCAGTACCATAATAACCACCACGGCCGCCAGTAATCTGACCACCCATGGCACGACTAACAGTATTACCTGTGACCTTACCTTTTTCATTGATAATCTCCCACTCTTCGGCCTGATTGACGCCAAACATGCTAGGCCATAACTCTTGGTATTCCTTAGAGCTGATAATATCTCTGGTCCGGCGTGAATTCCTTTTTACCAAGCTGTCAGCAAATGATAGGTTAAGGTTCCTAAATCGCTTTAACACTCCGGTCTGGACAAGCATGTTGGTATAGGCAGGCAAATGGATCGACATAAACTCTGTCTTCGTTCCGCCCGGGGGCATAGCGATAGCTAAATTAGTTGAGCATTCACCGCCTACAACTATCTTATCAATCTCTCTAGCAAACCATTTATGGTGCCAATTAACCAGTAGCTTGTCGCCCTGTATAAGCTCGAACCATAATCTAGTGAAATTAAGGAATGACCGCTCGCTAGCCATCTTTACAGCCAGTCGATCAGATAAATCCATATCCTCCCATTCTTTCATCAATTAACTCCCGGCATGTCTGGCCAAGTAATATTTAGTTTCTTGGCGTTTTCTTGTCTACTTAGTAACTGTAAATTATCCCAACAATGTAATCCGCAAACTAATTTACTTTGCAGCGGGACTATGTGGTCAACCTCAAAGCCGAACTTAGTGGCCATTGCGTAAATCTTATTAACCAATTTAATTTCGTACCAATCAGGTTTTGCATTCTTTTGAATGGCTCGTCGCTCGGCACATTTGGCTTTATAATAATCAGCATTGTTGATTCGTTTCAGCCTTGACCTGTCTAGCTCTTTAGTTCGATTGTTGTCGTAATATCTATGGTTGATTTCTTTGCGGTTTCGGTTATTGTAAGTCTTTAGGTATGCCCTGTTATATTCTTTCTCCGCTTCGGTCTTTGGTGTGTTTCTGCCGTGCGCTAACTTACACTCATAACAGCCGCCACTGCGAGTGTCTCGTTTATCAATGTGACCATGCTTGCAGGGTTTACCAGTGAAGTAATACTTTAGGGATTGCGATTTCGCGTCTTTACGTGAAATGATTTTCATATTCGCCTCGTCAAAGGGTAGCCGGAAGATTTTGCGCCAACCATTGACTAGATGGAATTCGGTAATGAGCCTAGGCGCAACATCATTATATCAACTAATCCATGCCGGGCAACTTCTTATTTAGTTCAGATTGAGCCTCGGCGTATTGCTCTTGGCTGTATGCTTTTGGTGACATGCTTCCGTCAGATGATTGGTGATTGATTTCTTGCTTCTCTGAGTGGCCATGACCGGCAAGTAATAGTTTAGCTATCATAGGGTTAAGTGAGTTACCAAGACTGCCATTGATAAGTTTTCTTTCCTGAGCTGTCAATAATTGCTTTACAGTGTCAGAAAACTCTGATTTAGATTCTTGCTTAATCCAATCGTAAATGGTCTCCCTTGCTACTCCTAGTTCGCACGCCAAGCCAGCAACGGAAGGGACTAGATCGCCATATTCTTCATAATTGACAATGTAGTCCTTCGCAGTGGCTAACACCTCATCGTTATACTTCGTCGGTCTTCCACCAGCCATAATATTCACCCATTAAATTCAATAGCCCATTATACCACGGCTGGTTGCTTGTAATTATTTGCCAAGACTAGCAGCCCAAAGCCCCATGCATACGATAATATTTCGCACACAATGCTATTAGAAACTAATGCGGCATGACTAATTAATATAAACATTGCCGCGTATATGCATATCAGTATTAGGTCGTATTTCATCATTCTTCCCCCAACTGCAAAATATTAACCTCTAAATCTTCAAGGCTAACGTAGGTGCCAACATAGCCATGACCTTGTAGTTCGACTTGTTCCGAGTTTGATATTGCGTCGCGGATTGCTTGTTGTTTTGATTCGATTGACTCTTCATTGTTATCATTAAGAGCCTCGCTTGCCTGATCGAACGCGTCAAGTAATATTGAGGCGCAGCTACAGTTACCGCTCAAACCATGACTTGCAGCAACATCTTTAATTAGCTGGCGGCCACTAAGCTCGCCCCAAACTCTATCCCATGCATTAGCCTTAGATGTTAAGCCTTCAACAACTAGCTTCAACTCGGATATTTCTTTATTTGCTTTATTTAATAGTTCGATATTCATTATTTTTGCTCCCGTAGTTGTTGTGCGTATTGAGAAACAGAATATAAAGCTTCACAGTATTCTTGCAGCCCTTGCGGTGGATCGTCAGGCGGGAAGCCGGAGCTAGGGCTACACGATTTAACGGCTTCATCTATTGCATCAGCCTTAACGCTTGCTAGGCATTGTGCGGGAATGGCTTGATGCAAGTTATAAAGTTCAGTTATGTCGCGCTGGAAAACACTTATGCTCGGCTCGTAACCTGTATTGCTGCTATTGCTGGTTATTACCTCTAACGCCTTGCATTTTAAAGCTCCAACCATCGCCTTTAGCTCTGCGATTTCTTGTTGTTGCTCTGCGACTTCCGACCAAGCGCATGACAGCGATGTTGCTGCTCGCTTGCACAAAGTAACTCGGCTACCTCTTAGTTCGGCTAAAAATTCCGCTTTATCATCGCTCATTTTAATCATGATAATTCCTCAATAGTTTCTTTCATTTCACGGTTAAGGTCGTCAATGTAATCTCCATCACAATAACGGTTTGCGCAGTCCTTTAGTGATCCGATGATAAGCTCTAAGTTAGCAATGCGCTCTTGATTGGCATCATACGCGTTGATTGCTGTTGCTGCGGCTTCGTCGTAATCTGAGCTTGAACCCTCCCATGTTACACGTCCGCCAAATATCACGATGTCGGCAACGACAACCGGCAACTCAAACACATCGCTCATTTTAATATCACTCATATCTTTTCCTTAATTAATAAAGTCAGTGGTAAGGTAAGCCGCAAACAATAGGCTAATTGCAATCGTAAAGCACAGGTAAGGCTTAAACTTAAAGTTTGGCATAATCACCAAGCCCCGAAGTAACTAGTCAGCAAAACGAACGCTACGCCCACGAATGCCGATGTGAATATTAATGTCTTTAGGGTTTCTGTTTTCATAGTTCGATTAACTCCCAGCAGGTGCGATGATTCAGATGAGCACTATTCGAGTTTAATGCAATAATTAATTCGTGCCCAACATCATCAAAAATTACCCCTCCGTATTTATCGCCTTTGTATTGATATTTCTTACTGGGCGTTAAATTCTCAACGCCTTCCATATCTTCAAGTTCAAATTTAACTTTCATTTCTTCTCTCCAAATATTCGTTTAAATTCTTCTTCTAGTTCGCTTGGGAAATCTGGCATTGTGGATCCTTTGGCCCCGAAGGGCCGGTTGGGTTTATTTTGTTACTTTGGCAGCCCGATGAGACAGTTTAAATCTTTAACCTGAACGACTGGCAGTAACGGCTTAGACTCTTCTAGATTGGTCGGTAACAGGTCTTTAGCTTCTGGCCATTGCTCAAGCAGTTTTTTAACCGTAGTGAACTGTGCCAGCGTAGCGTCGACTTGGGCTTTCAACCCGTCTCGTCGGTTAATTAACTCGTCTCTTTCTTTTGACAGCTTGTGAAACTCACTGACTAGAGGGTTGTCCGCGGTAAGTGTCACGCTTTGAGGTGTCACATCTTTGAATACTGATTCGATATTACCCATCGTATTGTGCTGCCCATTAAAGTACAGATGAACCTGAGCGCCAGCTAAATTGCAATACCGCAAGCTGGCATTTCTTGAGCAGTAAAAGTTAGTGCGGTTAACGACCTTTAATTCATCGCTAGATTGCATCTTTTTAATCTTGGCTACTGCCTTTTCGATTCTGGCTACGTTTTCGGCGCCACCAAGAGAAAACACTCGAACATCTTCAGCAAGTTTAGCTCGGCGGGTTTTTAACGCTGCGAACCCATCTGTAATGCCTGCGGTTTCAATTGCTTTATTTACCATTTTTTCACGTAACGCTTTTGTTAATCTTGTCATTTTTATTTCCTTTGGTTAGTTAGGTTTCGTTTCAACACCCCCACTATACCAGTTGCGTTTATTAAATCAAGCGTTGCGTTTAATTAAATGGTGCATAATAAAGCCCCGATTAACGAGGCTGGATTATTAACAATTAGCTAAGTCATTGATCTAAAAGGGGATATCATCATCCCATCCATCATCTAAATCTGGCGCCTTAGCTTGCTGTTGAGTTGGTTGCTGCTTAAACCCTTGCTGCTGACCACCTTGCTGAGTTTGCTGCTGCTGGTATCCGCCTTGGTTTTGTTGCGGCGCCTGCTGTTGGTATCCACCTTGTTGCGGCTGATTTTGATACCCTCCCTGCTGCTGTGGTGCCTGCTGTTGATAGCCACCTTGCTGCTGACTCGATGGGCCATCAATATAGCCAGACGCATCAATTCTTGCGCTTTCCATAAACAGAGTGATGTATTCTTTTCCGTTATGCTCGCGCTTTTCTATTTTAAGCTTGGCACACGATAACGAAACCCAATTACCCTCGACTAACGTTTTATTGTAGTGATCAACGTGAGCTTGAGACTTAGCAAAAAGCAATGCCTTGTAATTAGTGTATGACTTTTCGCCCGTCTTTTGATCCTTAATCATTTCAGACAGTTCTAGGCCGTACATTGTAGACTCGCCGCCTTGACCTACGCCCGATTTGATGAATGTTGCCTTTCTTAACTGACCTGTTACTACGTGCATATTTTTAACCTCGTTTAATGTTTATGATTTTTTGTACTATTTCCGCCACTTCGTTTAATTTAACTAATGCGCGGCTTAAATTTTGCTTTGGCACATCGTTTAGCAATGCGGCCCCTGCCATATCCCGACCCCTAACTAGGTGATCGCGGATGGCATCTTGTATTTCTTCGCTGTTAATCTTTGTTAGACTCAACAGTAAATCGACGGTTTCGGCGTTCTCAACGCCCGGCATTAGGAATTTTAAATTCATTACCATTGCATCCCGAATTCCAGCCCAAGATTTTTAAGCATTTCGTCCATATCTTCGACAAAGTCATTATATCCGATTTCTATTTTTGCGATCATTTCCTCGTCACGCTCAAGCTCGACATAATGAAGCTTTCGGCAGTTAGCCATGCGAGGATCGAACTTAGCGAACCCCCATGATTTATAGCCAGTTACCCACATTGAAAACTGACACTGAATAACTTCCTCTTTTTTAATTGTGTTAGCCGCGGCAAAAGCGATATAAACAGAGCTTGAAAATGGGCACTTCAACTCTAATCCTTTTTCATGCCCTACAATCAACCCGTCAGGGCTACAGCCAGCACGCATCGATCCGTCACGATAGATAAAGGCAACATCATCAACGCTTTCAAATGTCGCGGCGCTATATGCCTCTCTCGCATCGTCCTCATGATCTTTACCCCATTGCAAAGGCTTTGCTTTTATTTCTTCGGGCAACTCACCAGTTGCAACCGATGCTACCAACTCGTTTAGGTATGTTTGACGCCCGGCTGTCTTTCGCCCCATTAGCAGGTAATAAGCTTTCGATGCTGACACAACACCAGCTCTTGATCGGTGCCATTCCGGTGATCCCTGCTCAACTTTCGACAAATCAAAGCCAAGCGTTTCACTGTGCAATTCCATTTCTTTGATAAAATTTCTCATGATTTGGCATTCTCCATGTGTTCAATTACTTTTACCGACTCTTCGGCGGTTACATCTGCAAGGGACAAAACTTCGTGGCCTAACTTTTTGGCCAGCCATGGTAAATATTTATCTTCCGGCTTACCTTCGAATAGCGATACCAGTTTTACGCCGTAATTTTCGGCAGGCGCTGGGGTGATATCTTTTTCAGTTCTAGCAAGCCCTTCGTTACCTTCCATGTTTAAATGCTCTATAGCCATGTTTAAGCGTGGAACGGTCGGCCAATACTTCGATGCTCGCTTAACAACCGTCTTGCGTGCCATTTCGTTCCAGTGAGTTTTCCATGGGCCATTTTTAGCGCGGGAACCGTTCTGGACTTTAATGACCTCATCCTTTGACATTTCATCGGTTAAGAAGTCGCCAGACGGTAATTTAACCGTACAGTAAACGCCGATAACATCACCACGATCACCGAATGGGTTGTAATTATGAGTTGGCGCTTTATCTAAACCATTAGAAGAATACGAATCACTTGAGAAAACAAGCTTGCACTGCCCCCAGAGTATTGACCCACTCATCATCGCTAGATGCAGCAGGCCCATGTATGAAATATCAAGACATACTTTGTTATCTCTCGGCACTAAGTAAGCGTGCTTGTTCGCTGGGTTTAAGCTGATACCGATTGATGCGACGTTGATCAATGCGTTCTGTAGGCTATTCTGATTGTTCATTGCCGTCTTAAGTAAGAAATCGTTACCCTGAAAAGCCTGAATAGCAAATTGCTTTTCCTTCTCCCAAGTAACTGACTCTTCGGTCACGACAGGAAGAAACAAACCCTCCTGCGCTCCGATGTATTCAATCACATTAAATTGGTTCATTACATTTCCTTAATTAATTACGATAGAGAAACTATAAACGCAACGCTCAACATAATCAAGCGTTACGTTTAATTCATTTACTTTGCGCCCGAAGACGCTTTGATTATTTTATATTTGATCGTTTATCAGCGATCTTATTTCGCTAAGCGATGTTTCGCGGGTTAAGTTTCCATTTTCGAAAACTAATTCAAGCTTACCTTGTCCCTCTTGTTCGGAAGTTTGTTGATCGTACATAACAAATTTACCACCCTCAAATTCAACCCGCAGCAGGCCTTTGGCTGACTTTTTAGATGTGTCAGTTTTGGGGTCTTTGAATATTGGAGTGGAAACGCCATTTTTGATAACGTTTGTTGCTTTGACGGCTGATCCGTGTGTATCTCTCGTTACATACTGGAACGAGTAAGAGCCAACACCTAGAACCGCTTGAGGACAAAAGCCTTTAACCATAAGTCGTCTGTTTATTTCTAATTGCCGTTCGATGGTTATCGCATCACCGTAAATGGCGCCGATATGGCTATCTAATAATTTAAACCCCTTTTCGGTGGTTGTTCCGCCAAATGTATCCCATAAGCACTCAATTAGGCCTCTAGATTCTGGTGAAAAACTTCCAACTGCCAAAGATGTTCCGCACAATATATCAACAGGATCACCAGAGTCAGGTCGAATAACAAGCTTGCCATCGCGCGCCATGATTACATCTTTAATTTTTGGCAAGTATTCGGTAACCGTTTTCCAGAAATCCCATGTATCACTCACGACCGATAATATTCCAGTCGGCGATTGCTTGGTCATTAGGTGAGTAAAGAATTCGATTTCACCCTCGTCCTGCCAGCTACATGTAACGCTGTGCTCTGTGGCATCAACCGAACAGCCAACCAGCTCGTTATCAACGTTTGCGTTATAATATTTCTCGGCAAATAATACGGCGGGGATGGTATCTGTACCTGCGAAGCCGGAGCATAAGTGACCAAATCCTGACATGGCAGCGGCTTGGCGGCCAAACATACCTCTAAAACTAAAGTCGTGGCACATAAACGGCAATAGCGATTTATCCATCCCTGAATC